AGAATAATAATATGGAGAATATAATTGTTCCAAATGTTCCAATACAGCAACCATTTAGATTAACTATGGTGGTTATGGAACAGGCATTGGAAGTATATATAAATGGTAAATTATTAAAAACACGCAAATTTTTAGCATCACCAAAAGATGTAAAAGGTGATATTACTGCAACAACAGGAATTGAATCAAACGCCATTAAAGTACATAATCTTAAAATATGGACGCGCATACTTACAGTAAGTGAAGTTCGTGAGGCAACCCCTACATTAAGTTCACCCAAGGATTTTGGTGCTGGACCAATGGCTGCGTCAACAAATTGTGTAAATTCGGCAGTTGAGAATACAATTGATACTGCTTCTGATAGATTATCAAAATTACTAGTTTAGACCTCTGATTAAAGATTGTATTTCCGATGTAAATCTAAAATTCTAAAATTCTACATAATCATATAATAATATAATTATATAGGATGCCACCAATATCTTTAATTATATTTGGTATAGTTTTATTATTAATTACAGTGTATATAGTTGTATATGTTATATATCCAGGATCCAATAATAATGAAGTTTTGGATAAAATGACCCCTCTAAATGCTAAAAAAGTTATATTAATGTCTGATATAACACAAACTAAGCTACTAGCCACATCAGGCTCATCTGTAATGGGATTTTTCTATTTAATAGATGGTGATAAAACTACAAAAGCAACAAATGATTTTAAATCTATAATGGAAATTGACAATAATTGGTATTTAGAGATTGCCCCCGCTCCTAGTGGAACAAATAAAATATCAGCTCGCCTCCGAGTTAAAACAAGTAATGGTGCCAGCTTGAATCAAGAAGTCATTGAATTACCGCCAATTCCAAAACAGAAATGGATGTTTATTGCCATTTTAAGAGATGGTCGCAGATTTGATATAATCTACAATAATGAGATTGTAGCATCACAAATACTTCAGTATTACCCGGTCGTTATTAGCAGTTCATTATCTATTGGAAATACTGGATTAAATGGTTCAGTAATTCATGTAATTGTAAATGATAAACGTTTAACACCCTCACAAGTTGAGCGTGAAAGATTAGTACATGTTAATACAAATAATATGGTGTTAGAAGCTGATTCAGTTAGTATTAGTCTTCCTGGATTAAACTTATTTGGGCGGTGCCCCCCCGGTTTACCATGCGACTCTATTACAAAACCACCGTCTAATAATTTATTACAATGGAAGACGCCATATGCTTAACTAATTTTAGGATAATAGATTATCCTTGTATTTTACAGGATAATGGATGCTATTACTAGTTTATCTCCTATGAGGCGAATTGTTTCTCTATTACTAACTATTGCTGGATTCGTAGGTTTGTATTATTTATACCAGTACCTATTTGCCTCTACTATGGGTAATAGTTATATGCTTGTATCAAAAAATCAGACTGCTAATCCTGTAACTCCAATTATAATTGGATCTGATAAATTACCGGCAATATATGAAGGCGGTGAATTTACAGTTTCAACGTGGATTTATATAAATGATTGGAATTATCATAGAGGAAATAATAAATCAATTCTAAGCATTGAAGGGAATAATTTTGATATTATTCGTATCTATCTGGGCAGCTATAAACCATCATTAAGTGTTCGGCTACAAACTAAAGAGAATGGTGTTGGCAATACAAATGTTATGGGAAATACACAATCGTCCGGATCCGGATTTGGAGGGGCATTATCACAAGCAACTGAATCTTTGGAAAAAAATACACGTGAATCGACATTTAATACACTACAAACTGAATCTGGTTTACTAGATGGTTCGCCGATATGCGATTTACCTGAAATTGATCTACAGAGATGGGTGTGTATCACGGTAGCAGTTAATGGAAAAACGGTTGATGTGTACTATGATGGAAAATTAGCTCGTTCATGTGTATTACCGACTTTTTATAAAGTCGATGCGGGTGGCTATTCCGCAAAATTGTTAGGATACGGTGGATTTGGCGGCCAGATTTCAAGAACGATAATGTATGATGTCGCACTAAATCCAGAACAAGTTTATAAAATATACATGGCTGGGCCAGAACCAATTACATCTGTAGGAGAATGGTTCTCTTCATTCTTTGCACCTGGTGTTAATATAGCCGTTACACAAACGAAGTAATGGTCCAATTATATTAGTCCAAATAAATAATACAATATAATAAGAGGAATTAGATGGGTATATTTAATCAGACAACACCAACGAATTCTGGCGAAATGCCCGGTATTATGTCACAACTAATGTTTACTGTAACACTTCTTGCGATATTATACATAGTATTATTGTTTATTGAGGTAGTTTACAAGTACTTTAATCGTCTGTCAATTAATAGAACTGTATTGTTACCAAATACATATAATATAGATGATAAGTCTATTACAATTCCGCAAAACCCCAATACTAGAGGAAGTAAATATGTTAGCCCCTCAGATAATGAAAGAAGTGGTATTGAATTTAGCTATACATTTTACTTAAATGTAAATCCTTCTGCGTTTAGACAAGAATATGGTCTCAGCCATATTTTCCATAAAGGATACTCTTCTCAATTCCCTCTATTAGCACCCGGTGTTTATATGCGTTCTGATACAAATACGTTACGTGTGTATATGAATTCTTACAAAACATGGAATAATTTTATTGAGGTTGAAAATATTCCTATTGGAAAGTGGGTACATGTAGCACTTGTAGTTAGTGAAAATTCTCTTGAGATTTACATTAATGGCAATCTGGCAAAGAAAATGCCATTTGAAGGATTTGCGCCATATCAGAACTATCAAGATATACAATGTTTCAACCAGCGTAGAATAACAATGAAAAGATCAACGGGGGCGGCATCGGTTGATGAAAACGGATTTGATGTATTTGGTGCAATGAAAGGCCAGCTTAGTCGTCTAAATTACTTTAGTTATGCGCTATGCTATGCTGAAATTCAACGAATAATGAATGAAGGTCCGTCGAGCAAACTAGACTCCGCAGTAGCAACTGGAAATATACCTCCTTATCTAAATGATACTTGGTGGAATCAGGGATATTAATTTATGCTATAAAATATAAATAATAAAAATATAAATATTACATTTAATATGTGAATCTAAAGCTTCATATATTAAATGATACAAAACTAGCTATGCCAGGTGGAGGTCTATACTCATTAGTCGCCTACGGAGCACAGAATGTACTTTTAAGTGGTAATCCAGCATTTACTTACTTCTATAAAACATATAAGAAATATAGTCATTTTGCGGAGGAATCTGTAACATTTTCAATGGATGGGCCGCAGGAATTATCGTACGATCAGCCAATTCAAATTCGTCTTAAGATCCAGCGCGTAGCAGATTTGGTACGCGATATGTATTTCTTATTTGATTTACCTGATATTTACTGTAAATATATCCAGTTACCTTATCCTCTATCATATGGAACAAGAACATCGCAATATAATTTCGCGTGGGCGCAATATGTTGGTTGTCATATTATTCAGGAAATTGGGTTTTATATAGCCGGCCAAAAAATTCAAGGTTTTGACGGTTCATATATGATTACAAAGGCACAGTGTGATTTAGATACGCGGGCTTTTCAGAAATGGTCTCGCCTAGTTGGAAATATTCCAGATATATATGATCCAGCTGCGGGATTATACGCTGGAGGATCACAGAGAGTAGAATATCCCTTAGTTTATAATAATAATGGTCCAAATGGATCAACTACTACTCCGCCGAATGTAAATAGGCCCTCTATTTCTGGAAGAACTCTACAAGTTCCACTTCCATTTTGGTTTGCTGATTCAACATTTGAATCGCTACCATTAGTATCACTTCAATATCAGGAGTGTGAAGTCCAAATTACATTAAGACCAATTAATCAACTATATAGGGTTCTAGATATTAATGGAAATCAGGTAGCACCAGGATATCAATATAATCCGTCGCCTATTTCTTTACAGCCTCAAAATGTATATTACACATCTGTAGCTAGTATTTCTGATGTAACAATTA